CCTTCCTCTCAATTTGCTAGTGCCAAGACCAACACAAGCGCCACAATGACGAGACAGATGATGTACGCATACACTGCGCCGGGTCTGATGGTTTGTATGCTCATTCACCCCTAACCTTTCCGCGCCGCTTGGCATTGTAAGCAAGTCGCATCGTCTGGAAAGTGCATTGTGCCTAACGCTGTGAGGCTGGTAAGTGCATCGTATGAATATAGGCCGTGCTTAATTGGCACGTGGACACGCGAGGCGTCACGCTTCCATGTCCTCACCCTCCCATTCACTCGCCACCTTCGGCAAGTCCCGTCGGCGTTGAAGTAGCCCGTTTCGTGAAGTATATCACCAAGGGCCAATGCTTTCGCTTGTTCTAAACTAATCATGGCAGTACCCTTCTCATCTCTTGTCTCCGTCAATCAGGGTCAGTCCCACCAATGCTATCCTCCACCGACCGTGCAGGATGCAGAGCCACAGTCTTTGCCTCAGTCCCACACACATGACACTTGGCCGGGACAGTAGATACAACCGCAAAGAGAAACTTGTGGTCCCTACAATTCTCGTTTTCGCAGTATGCGTGGACCTCGTATGTAGTATCCATAACTAAGCCTCTTGCCTTATCCAATAACCGGACTCGAAGTGTTCCCCAAGTTCATCCCTGATCCACCGACCACCCACAGTCGCGTGTATCTGCCTGCCCGCCAACCTCTGCACAAACCTCTCAGCCCTAAAACGACAATAGGCGCGGACGTAGTGGATAACCTCGCCGTTCAGGATGATCGGTATGTGATACCGTCCCTTGTCGTCCCTTGGCTTAAGTAGAATGCTCATGGCCGCTCCCTCACCGTGCAACCTTTGTTTAGTGGGTGATCCCAGTCCTTACCGAAACCATAGTCTCGGTAAACGAGTGTAGCACCACACTTACTACAGCACGGCTTACTTTGTGCTACCCACTTATCCACTGGGCTATCCTCATGTATTGCTGGATGAATCTCCTCAAGATTGGCGCGCATCTGACTACCCGGCCATCTTTGACCACAAAACCTGCACACAGGTATGAGTTACATACCCTGTACAGACCATCCTTAAGCATTAGCTTTGTGGTCAATAATAGCCTGGATTGACAGCTTGCTAGGCTTGCTCGTAGGCTGCACCTGCCTCTTGACTAGAAGCTGGCCCTTGCCTAACCCCAAGCCGATACCCACACGCTCATGATGAGGCAGACACATGAACGCCCAAGGGCCAAGCTTAGTCTTGCCGTCCACAAGCGCATGGCACTTGACACCGTTCAACCGGCAAAAATCACAGTTCGGATACTCGTTAACCTGGACCGTGAAGGTGGCCATGATGCTACCTCACTTCGGCCAAATGCTGTTAGCTTGCTGCTTTGCCTGCCTACCAGCGCAGGCGATCAGCACATCCGACCAAGCTGCACGACTAGCCCTTATCATGTCAGGTGTTTTGAACCTTACCTCACCGTTATCAAGAAAGTCAAGCTTAATCCCCTTAGCTTGAGCAGCAGCGAGGATTTGACCTTCCGTCATCAAGACTGTAAGCCTCGCTTTCAGGAGCATGTCAAGTCTTGCCATTGACCTTGCCTCGCCCGTGTGATAAAGTGTAGGCGAGGGCGATATGTTATCCACCCCCGCCCGTGGGTTTACTGCACTTCGCCGGTGTCGGCTTTCGGCTTCACCGAAAGCTTGCTGTCGTTGGCCGTGATGAAGGCCATAATCTCTGCCTGCGCCGCAAAGAGCCTAAGCCATTGCTCTTTGTACAGCGTTACCGGAAACTTGCCCAAGCCGTAGATACTGACTGCGCCCTTCACGGACACCTTAGGCGTGGGCTTGGTGAACTTGCTGGTGCGAAGGGCTTGATTTTCCGATTCCAGGGTAGCAATACGTGCCTCATACTCTGCCCGATTCATGGTGATCCTCCTGGGCACTTAGCCCTGTGTGATGGGGTGACAGCCGCGACTGGCCGACATGGTGTGCAGGGTGTGTACCATGACGCGGTGCGGCGCGGTCGAACCCAACGAAATCGCGCACTTGACGCGATGCGTTACGTGACGCGGTGCGTTAAAAGTGTGCCGTTTTGGCGCAGTTTAGTGTGCCGACCAACACACCAAACTGTGCCGATTTGGCACATGACGCATTGCGTCATCGCGTGTCCGAAGTCTTCCCTAGTGTAGCAAGTGCTGTAAGACTTACTAGACTTGTAAGACTAAACGCGCGCCCGTCGGATCAGACACGCGCCGGTAGGCGCAGACTCGCGTCCGATCAGACACGCGGGGGACTCGCGCACACGCACACGCGCACACGCCCGCGAGCAAGCCGGGGTGGGGGCGGGCTCTCTCCCTTCGGAATTCGATTCGGTTTCTCGCTAAATTTTCACCATTTTTCTTGTTTCTATAATAGAAGTGTGATAGAATGGATGTCCTAGGTGCAACACACACACACACATCACAGGAGGGCATGAGCATGGCGAAGTCGTTTTCATACGAAGGCAATAAAGCGAAGATAAGTGCTAAGTATGTGAAAAGGCCGCAGCGTGAAGTGAATGGCGTTCGTATTCCACCAGGCGATCATGTGTGCCTCACGTTCAGCAAAGCAAAGGGGTGTGAGGGTGGGATGGACATGTGGATGAGGGTGGACGAGGCAGTGGCAGTGATTGGGTGCTTGAGTGAGGCCATCTGGGATGTGTGTGTGGAGAAGTTCTGGGTGCCGGTTGCGAAAGGGGTTGACAAGTGAAGCCGAAATGCCTCGCGTGTGGGAAGACAGCACCTATAACGACTGGCCTGCCATTCGGCTACCGTGTTGGGTCAAGTATGGAATATGAATGGGCGTGCTTTTCGTGTTCAGACTGGCTGCTTCGTATGTTTAGAAGCTTTGGGTTTACATACCCCTGGAGGTGCTTAGGTGCTAGTATGGCTCATTGAAGCGTATGTGAGTGTTGTGTTAGTGTTTATACTGGTTTACTGGTGCGCCACGCGAGACACTGGAGGGCGGGATGGCCAGTGAACGGACACTGAAGCATAAAGCAGAAAGAAAGAGAATTCGCATACTTACGTGTAAAACACACGGGACACACACAACATGGGTGAAGCATGGTGATGACTTGGCATGTATGCGCTGTGCAATCACTGCGGGGCTAGTAAAAGACAAACGGTGGGGACTATGAACGACGGAGAGGTACTGATTATCTGGGGGCTGCTGGTTGTATTTCTTGCTGTAATGTACTATCTAAACCTATACGAACAAAAGAAGCCTCGATGTAAGTGGCATACGTGGACGTACGTAGAAGAGAAGAAGCATTATAAGTGTTCAGTATGTGGTTGGATAGCGAATGGCTTTTTTGAAACAACACTAAAAGACGTGCATATTCCGTAAGTTGGCTCATGTACCAAGTGTGCAAGGAGTTGGGCCGGTGTTATACACTGGCCTACTATAACTTACCTGTGACTCTTAGTGACGGAATGTGTTTTGACTTGAGTGCCTTATACAGCCACCAAGTACGTGTGACACAGAGTCGGGTCACAGGACGCTAGACTAGCTCATCAGGTAGAGCGGCTGCTTTGTAAGTAGCGGGTGCGGGGTTCGAGTCCTCGGTCTAGCTCCAGTTGTGGAGTAGTTCAACGGTAGAACAGGTGCCTGTTAAGCACCGCGCTGGAGGTTCGAGTCCTTCCTCCACAGCCACGGAGCCATAGGCGAACGGTCAAGCCCCCAGCCCTTCAAGCTGGTGATTGCGAGTTCGAATCTCGCTGGCTCTACCATAGCCATGCTCATACCGAGTGTGTGCAGCGTTGGCTTGGGGGTCTGCCCTGGGCTACAAGGAGTCATATGTTCACAGTGAAAGGCAGTAAGGGAAGGTGGGAACGCCTTGATAATGAGTTAGCGTTTCAGTGTAAGGACTGTGGTACATACAGGCAAGCACCTGATTCACTGAAGATTATTGAGGGTAGCCTAAAGTGTATTTGTGATAATGTACCAAACAAGGAGGAGCATGATGGCTAATTACGGATGGACAACAGTAGCGTGCAGGCCGGATGTTCGTGAGCTTATCTCGGGGGTGGCACGGGCGCTATCAACGAGTGTTTCAGGGCTTCTGGAAGAGATTGTTGTGGATGCCATGACTGAAGCTTATAAAACGGACAAGATGACCCCGACGGCTAAAGCGATTGTGGAAAAGTTCCTTGAGGGGAGAGCGGCGAAGGCGCGTGTGGAAGCATCAATAAAGGAGTGATTCACTCGCCAGTGTCTCAGTCTCAGTACCCCCTAATAGTAAGGTGTGAGATTTTTCGTGAGACAAGCTGTAACTTGTTCACAACAAAGCGTTTGCGGTGTCTCAACTTTTTGTCTCACTTGTCTCACCCCTCAATTTCACAATTTTACGGTAGGCGGTCGCCCTTGAGCAAATGCCTCGGTTGACGGCCTCTTCTACCGCTTCAGGGACAGAAAGCTCAGGATGGGCCTTCAGTAGCTCCTGAATGGTATATAAAGAGTCTGTCCGAGAGAACGTCCACTTGAGCGGGTCGAAGGTAAGCTTTATAACAGAGTGTGGGTGGTCGTGGTTCCTGAGTTTAGCGAAGGAAAGAACTCTAGTGTAGCCTCCAAGGGTTGAGAGTTGGACGTTTGTATCAATGGCTCCGCCAAGCGTGCTTGAGCCGCGCATCTTGTTTAAGCCTTCCCTGGGGTTGTCCTCGTTTGACTTCGCATGGTGGTGGACAATAAATATAGAAAGGCCAAGTTGCTGCCATGCACGTAGAGGGTCAATGACACCTGCTCTCATTCCCTTAGCGTCGTTCTCGTCTTGATGGTGGAATTCAATAAGCGGGTCGATGATAACGACTTCAATTTTATTTTTCTTGAGCCAGTGAGTTGTTGCTTGCATAACTACAGGTTCGTCGAGGTAGAAATTAAGTGGGTCAGTGTCTATCCATAGCGTCTTGGGGTAGGCCGTATCGTCTTTATTTTGAGTCAGTAAGCGATGCTGGATAGTTGCAGGTGGGACTTCTTTCATAATCAGGAGAGTGTTTTGAGGTCGAGGGACAAGGTATCCAAGGAAGTGGTCGCCGTTTGCAATGTTCATAGCGAGTTGAAGGGTCAGTAACGATTTTCCGGTTCCGGGTTCGCCGCTCAGGATTGTTATACCGTTTTTATCAAGGATTCCTCCGCTAATTACTGATTCTATTGGTGGATAATGCTCTGCTGCGAAGTCGCAGCAAGTGAGTTTGTGCATACTCCTTAGCTCCTTTCGTTCGGTGGGCACCCCGGCTGCACGCGCTGTGTAGTGGGGTTGTTTGAGGTGAGACAACCAGTGTAACACGGCCACTTGCACCTGTCAATGATTATTTTATAAAGAAGACGCACTTTTTGGTTGACTCACTGCGTCATACGTGTTATAGTGTAGTATCTACTTGTGCCCCCGCGGGGCGCGTTTCGTATTCAAGGAGTAACGATGGCCGTCCCGGTTAGTCCAGAGCTTCAAGAGACTGAAGCAGCCCTAAGTAGCGAAATACCCGAGGTTGCTGGCTCATTCGGTCCAATTCTTCGCTTCCTCCTCGGTAGTACACAAAAGGAGCGGGCTGGTGGGAGAATGGCGTCGGGGATGCCTGGGCAGATTCACGCATATGGGCCAAAAGCTACAGGGCTTTGGTCTGCCCTAAACGACTTATACAAAACGGACCCACTTCGGTCTAAAGTACTGAAGTATCTTCTCGGCCATGAAAAGACCGTCCCCATCAGTACGCTGCCTGGCGGGAAGGCTGGGGTGTCAAATTACGGTGGCTTTTATAATCCAATCAAAAGGACTGGCCCGTGGGTCACTGTAGGTGAAGAGTCAGCCCCGTCGGTCCTTGCTGAAGAACTCGGACACGCCGCTGAAGACCTGACTGGTGCAGCCGGAAAGCTGACGCACGGGCTTGAGTGGGTTCCGGGTAGAGAAGCAGAGTTGGCACGCACTGGCGCATACGCGGCTGAAGAACTCCCTAGTGAACTCTGGGCGAAGTGGATGGCTCGCTCGCCAGAAGTGAACGTCAAGTCACCAGAAGACTTGTCCCGCATGATTGACATAATGTTTGGTCCCGAGTTAGTGCCATAATGTTCCTCGACTTCGACGCGGAGTTCATTGTTCCATCCTGGCTGGCACAGGAGAAAAGGGAGGATTTCCTTGCAAGAGCGAAAGTCCTTATTGAAAAATACCGAATCGCCTATCCTGACGATCAGCAAGTCAGACGTTTCCACACTCGCCAAGCTCTACGGGGACTCCGTGCCTGCTTCAAGCGAGGCACCGTCGGAAATAAGTCCTGGTCAAACAGTGTCAGGGCCTCGCGGGGCGCACGTAGTCTCTGGAGAAAGGTGGCCAATGCTGGATTTAGAAAAGATGAATACACCAAACTTACCCTTGCCGGGCATCGAGGATTGCTCAGGGACAGCGAAGCCAGCGCGGTTCACCCAGTTCGTCCCGTCACGCGGCGCAGTCAAAGCAAGAACTGGCTTGAAATCTAGCCTTCTTGGCCAGCACCCAATCAACTTCAAGGCGATTGTCAAGAAGTTGAAGTCGGAGAATTCCAGCGACGGCTTCCGCCAGTTGCGTGACTTACTTTTAGAGAAATACAACGAAATCAAATTCGAGTTTGGCGCGGTCAATGTCATTAACTTAGCCATCGCGTGTGACCGCCACGCAATGTTTGCTGAGGTCGCGGCCAGTAAGGTCAAGGAAAAGGACGACCAGACCGCGTATGAGCGCCTGCAAGATTACTTGCACGGCAAAACTGACTTATTCACCTCCAGTCCAAAGGTGAAGGAGGCTCTCGAAAGTGGCGCAGATTTATTTCCAGACGAACGCACAGAAGAAGACCGCGAACTTGAAGTTGATGAAGTCGGGCACCCCGATTGACACAGACGAACAAGGGAACATTGCGCCGGTAGGCTCTAAGAAAGCCTATTCGCCAGTTCCACCGCCCAAGAGCGAAAACGAATAGTTCTGTTTGTCAAGGAGGGAATATGTGGCTCTATTTCTGGCTAGGATTCGTCACAGCTTCGCAGGCGGCAATCGTTGGTGCAGTCGCATATGTACTGTATCACTATACCTACCTCCCGTGGAAAGTGATGCGAAAGGACTTCCAGGCTGCTGCTGAGAAGTTTCGTCAAATTGACGTAGACATCGCGGAGTGTAAGTCATTAGTGAAGGCACACCAAGCGGACACGTTTTCTGACCAAGAACTCGCGGCAATCGAGGAGCGACTAAAGCGTAGGAGCCAAATTCGTGCCGAGCGGTCAGTCTAAAGTTGGTGGCCTCCGCTCGGATCGCTTCAAGCGGTTCATGCAGGGACTCCAGATTCGCAATGAGCGAGGCTGGATTGTCCCAATGCGCTTCAGTGAGTCCCAGGAGATTCTCTGGTCGCACGTATCTCCTAAACTTGATCTCGACCAGCGGCTTTGGTTCATCGTCTTGAAGTCGAGGCAGACATATGCCTCCACCTTCTTCGAGGCGTTGACATTCACTCGGACACTCGAACAGCCAGGGACTCAATCGTTGGTGTTGGCCCAAGACCTCGATTCCTCCCACGCCTTGTTCAACATGGCGAAGCTGTTTTACGACTACCTGCCACTCCCGAAGCTTGTCCCACCCCGCGTGAAAGTGCTGGAGTTCCCCTTCAAAACCGGCACGTCGCGCTTTCGGGTCATTTCGGCTGGCGTGTCCGCGAAGGGGAGAGGCACGACCCAGACTTGCATTCATGCGAGTGAAGTAGCATTCTGGAAGCAACCAGAAATTCTCACTGGCCTGTTCCAAGTCATGCCGGACCTAAACGATACGATGTGGATTCTTGAATCCACAGCGAACGGAAAGGTTGGTGACGGCCAGTTATTCTACGAAGAATGGCAGCGGGCCATTAGTGGAGAGTCAGACCTTATCCCTATCTTCATCCCGTGGTTTATTATGTCAAAGTATCGGCGGTCCCCAGGACTGCCGGAAGCTGAATGGGATGAAGAAGAGAAGCTGATTGCGAAGACGCATGGGCTAACGCCAGAGCAACTTGCCTGGCGACGGTTCGCTATCAAGACGAAGTGCCAAGGGTCGCTGGAGGTGTTCCACCAGGAATACCCCGCATCTCCCGAAGAGGCCTTCATTTCTCGCGGGCTTCCAGCATTCGACCCTCTCGCACTCATTCGTCAGCGAACAAACATTCGCCCCCCACAATGGCGAGGTCGGATGTACAAGTGCCCGCAGGACGACACCTGGAAGTTCACCGACGACCTAAAAGGTGAGGTGCGCGTCTGGGCAAAGCCAAAAGAAGGCCGCCGGTATGTCATTGGTGCTGACACAGCGGCGGGAGTGATTGGCGGAAACGCCGCGTGTGCAGAAGTCATTGATATTGAGACACTCGAACAGGTCGCTTGTGTGTACGGTACGATTGCCCCGTGGGATTTTGCCATCGCACTCAATGCTGTTGGGTTGTGGTACAACAAGGCGGTTGTTGCCGTCGAAGTGAATAACACCGGCCACGCGGTGCAGGACCCGTTGATTCGCGTTCACAACTATCCGAACTTACATATGTGGCGTGGCCGCCCTGATAAGATTCGCTTATATCGCTCGCGCCTGTATGGGTGGGAAACGAACGTCTTCAGTCGCCCACTGCTTATTGAAGCGGGCCGCCGTGCCCTGAACGAGAACTTGTGTACCATCCATGAACAAAAGTTACTTGATGAACTCGCGGACTTCACTCGGACAGACAGTGGAAAGTATGAAGCCGAACACGGCAGGGACGACAGAGTGATTGCCTTCCTTGTCGCCCTTCGCTCCCGCGAAGAGAATTACTTCGAGCCGCGCAAGGCCATCGCCGTTGTCAGTGATGATGAATTGCCTGAAGGCATTAAGATCGTCGAGCAGCTTGACCCAAGTGCGCGGGCAAAGAAGCGAGTCGGTGATGTGTTGCGTGAGCAAGCTGGGACTGCGACGAAGAATTGGTTGGAGTTATAGTATGATGAAGGCGCTTGCTAGGGGACTTGGCTGGGTCATCGGCGCTCCTTCGTTGTTCTTCCTTCTTCTTGCTTCAAAGTTATATGAATATGGAGAATCCTAATGGGTTTCTTAGCTGCAATTCCTTTCATTGGTTCGCTCCTCGATTCTGTATTTAATGGAATAGATAAAGTTTCCACCACCGACGAAGAGCGACTCAAGTTCAAGCACGAAATGATGACGGTTGCTGCGCCGGTGATTACCATGCTGGTGCAAGCACAGGCCGAATTCGACAAAGCTCAGCGCGACATTCAGATCGCCGCTTTGCAGTCTGGTGATCCGTTCGTTCGCCGCGTCCGCCCTCTGTTGATGTGCGCGACGTTTGTGGCATGGATTGCGATTGAAGGCTTCGCTATGTACCTGACCGGCGCAAGCCCTGAGTACCTCGAAGCGGCTGCACAACGGGCGTTCTACGCATTCGGTCTCATTGGTGGCCTCTTCACTGCGACTCGCGGTGTCGAGAAGGGTATTATGCACTGGGCAGCCAGTAAGAACGGTAGCAACAAATAATGGACACAACGGAGGGAACACTAAATCGGTGTCTCACTCCAGCAGGCCTTGCATTTATTAAGTCCTGGGAGTCCTTCAGTGCGACTCCATATCAGGATACTGGTGGTGTGTGGACGAACGGGTACGGGAACACCCAAGGCGTTGGGCCTGACACACCGCCACTCACTGAAGAAGAAGCGGAGAAGTTACTCGCGGAGGATTGTGAAACAGCCGAAGATGCTGTGGGTCGGTTAGTGACAGTCCCGCTTACGAATGAACAGTTCGACGCGCTAGTGTCCTTCACGTACAATGTCGGTGAAGATGCCTTACGCATATCTACTCTTCGCCAATTCCTTAACGCAGGTATGTATAACGAAGTTCCTCGGCAGCTGCTCCGATGGGTTTTTGACAACGGCGTGAAGATTCCTGGCTTAGTGAATCGTCGAAACGCCGAGTGTCGCATCTGGTTGGAGGGAAAGTATGAGAAAGTATAAAGCGCCTCGCTGTACCGCCCCAGACGAAATGGGAGGAAAGCCCGAGCGTCCGTGTGGGTTAGAAATGAAGTTGTTGAACGAGCGACACCCACTTTGGCGACCTGGCCACTGGATGTTTATATGTCCACGGTGTGAGTCGCTCCGTGCGCTCAGCGATCAAACACTCGACCGTTATGTACCACGACAGTAGGAGATACTATGTCATCCATCAGTGAAATGCTTGAGTCACTTGAAGAGACACTAGAGGCAGCGGTCGAGTTGCATCAGACGCATATGGATGATTCCGACACCGCCACGATGGACTCTCAAGAAGAACTCATGGAGAAACTTAAGGCTTCCTTAGAACTTATTCGAGAGCAAGACCAAGAGTAGGAGGAGGGTAATGGCAAAATGGAAACTCAAGTCCCTGATCGAGAAACTAACTGGAAGTGCGCCTGGCCTGGCTGCACCACCTTCGGGCTCATCCAGTCCAACATCCCCCATTTCAGGCACGTCTGTTACGGAGGCCACGGGACCGGAAAGCCCCGAAACCTTGACCGACCAGCCGATGTATTTTATGTTTGCAGAGCGCATTGGCTTGACTGGTCTAAACAACACGGCCTGGGTTCTCCCTCTCCAAGCGATCCTCGAAGGCGATCCTGATGCCTTCAAGTCGTTGTCTCTCGGCTACTTAAGTAAAGGAGATCGAGAGTTGCTGGTAACGATGGCCGCTGGCCGAGGTGAGACTGTGGCAGACACAATCAGAGCCATTGCCGCGTCGTTCACAGAAGACGACATGACCTATCAAGAATTCGGTGAGCATTCACTTCTTGAAGCTGTGCAGTGGTACTTAACTAATCAATACCAAGGATAATGTATGGAAGACATCGAGGCTGCTAAGTCTACGCTGACTCTAAAGGATGAGTCCACCACACCTGCGGGTTTGTATACACCCACCCCCCAAGAAGTCGAGATGTGGGGCTGGTTGGAGAGCGCCGCGAACGAATCTGAGCGAGTCCGAGAAGACGAGGCGGAGTTTTCTAAATTTGACAGCGCCCTGAATATCTTCTACGGGAAGCACTGGCCAAAAACCATGCCCTCGTACCGCCCGCCTATTGTCGCAAACGAGCTTCGCACGCTCATTCTGTCTGAAGCGAGCGACTTAAGCGAGTCGCAGCTTCGTATTTATGTATCCCGCAATAAAAATACACAAGGTCGAGATGCGAAAGCGGAGCGTGCATTCCGCGCAGTGTGGGCACGGAACTTTGTAGACCTTGAGTTACTGTACGCCTGCATGTGGTCCCTCATTGTTGGGACTGGCTTCATTGATGTCCAGTGGGATTCGGCTGCGGCGAACGGGATGGGGGATGTTGTAGTTGAACACCGCGATCCTCGTACCGTCCTGCCTGACCCCGATGCCGTGAACGACATCAAATGGAACATGGTCATTAAAGAGACGGTCATGGACCTGTACGACGTTCGCCGCTTGTTCCCTATCAAGGGGATGTATGTCAAGCCAGAGGATCGGTACAGTGCTAAGGAACGCGCTGGGTCGTTCAGTCCTGAAGGCCCCCGCACGTCATACTACAGCGGCCCACTATATTCCAGTTCAATCTTCCAGACTTCCACCCTTGGGTTTAAGAAGTCCCGCGCTCGCATCCTTGATGCAGTCTTCCGTGATCCCGCAATGGAGTCCGTTGTTGAGGAGGAGCTAGACAGTGAAGGAACTCCACGCTTAGACGAGAATGGGAATAA